CAAATAATGATATGGCACTCGTAATGCCCTAGACCACATCAACTTTCTCTCCGTTTTGGATAGCAATGGATTGATATTAAACAATATAAATTCGTAGCGTGCTATTTCTTTGGATGACGCAGCAACTCTCATCTCTCGTTTATCCCATGCAGCGTGTTCTGTTGCTTCATGTTTGACATCAAATTTCATGTGAGAGTATCCCTTTTTGTAGGCGGGGGGGAGCTTTTTGTCTGTTGAGATAGCCTCCTCAAACAGTTCTATTATAAAATCGGTGGTAAGCTCTTTGGCCATTCTATCTCTCCATTCAATAGTTTCTCCCAGACTGTTGCTCTATCGTATTTATCAAACGAGTTGATAAAACGATCAATCTTCTCCTGATCGAGCTTTCTTAGTTTACGACCAGCTTTAATCTCTGAGACTTTAGTTCGATAATGTACGTTGAGGTTCTTACCTAGATGACTGATAGTCTTTGATACTTCCGACAGTCCATCCCTGCCTAATCCATTAATAGGTCTAGATATATCCTTCTTAGATATATCTATATACTTAGATATAGATTCTTTATTAATATATACACTTTTTGACACATCATAGACCGGAAAGTATGCACAGCTTGATGACAACCGCTTGGACTTGACATACCCCAACTCCCTTAACTCATTCAAAGCACGGATAACTGTCCTCCTGGACACCTTCAGATCACGAGCAATGGTTGCCTGGCGTGGATAAGACTTGCCGTTCTTGTAATAGTACGACTCTAAATACAAATAAATAATCTTACTGATGGGGCTTATGTCTTCACGGATAAATAGTTCTAATGGCGTTTTACTCACCTAAGTCAACTCCATGTAACTGTATGAGCTTATCGACACTTAAACGTAAGACATCGACCTCAGCCTCACACCAGTTCATATCCATGTGAGTGGTGTAAATATACAAGTTTAGAATGCATACAGTAGCTGTTAGGCCCAACAATATAAACTTCACACCATCACTCATAGGCTCTCAAAGTCCTTATGTAAGTCATCGATAGGCACGCCATACCCTGATGGTCTGCCCTTTACACCATAATAAAACTTCTCTTGTTTAGCCTCAGCTCCAGTGATGTATCCTGCAAGTTCATAACGTAAGTGAGAATGGATTAGCACCAACAGATGATTTAAGTCATCGTCACAGTCTTTTCTTAGAAAAAGAAAGTTCCGCTTTTTATATTCATCTATGGTGTGATGTTGTTGTGATTTTATTTCAATATTTGGTAGGTCAGGTCTTGAGAATGTATTGACAGCTCCATCCCAAGATTTATTTAAAGCCTTTGCAGCAGCATATTCTGCAACGGCTGATACCACCGACCACCCCACATCAGTTATAGGCGTAAATTTGACGTTATGGAGATCTCTATGCCCATTTAAAAGTGATTGTACCTTACGATTAAGACCGACTGATGCAGCCATGTCGTACTCATACCATTCGAGGTTGACAATCATTCATCCTCCTCTCAGCTATTTTTATATAGTCATCCTTTAATTCAATTCCTATGGCTTTACGATTATGTTCATTGGCAACTAGAACAGTAGTGCCAGCTCCACTAAAAGGATCTAAAACTGTACCACCTTCAGGGCATCCAGCTAAAATACAAGGCTCAATTAAATCTTTTGGAAATGTTGCAAAGTGAGCTTCCTTGAAAGGTTTGGTAGTTATTTTCCAAACATTTCTTTTATTTCTACCTTTTAATGCGTTTTCTTTAGATTTATCAGATCCAAAATAATTACTTAAATGATTTTGTTCTTCACCACTTGCATAATCTTTTTTTTGATTTCCATTCCAACCAGATTTCATTCTTTGTTTTGTTGCTTCAGTTGTTGGCTCTTTAATAGCATCTGCATCATAATAATATTTTTTATTCTTGGTTATTAACCATATTTTTTCATGGCAGCTTGTTGGTCTATCTTTAACACTTTCAGGCATTGGATTTGGTTTATGCCAAATAATTTCCGATCTAATGTACCAACCAGCATCTTGTAGAGCTATTGCAACTCTATTTGGTATCATCATTAAATCTTTATCTTTTAAACCAGATGCTTTTAATAATTTACTATTTCTAGTATGTGATTTACCTTTTTCTATTTCATGTGCTTTTTCTCTTGTAGTTCCTTTAGCTAAGGTTTGACCAATACTTTTACAATCTTTATGGTTTGAATAACTATCTCCAACATTCCACCAAATCGTTGCAGTATCTTTCAGTTTAGGTCTAAAAGTTTCAAAAACTTTAACTGTATTAACAAGATAATCTTGATAGGTTTTTTCTAAACCAAATTGTTCATCTATTCTTTTAGCACCACATAATTTACAATGTTCACCAATTTTAATAGCATCATCACCAAAACTACCTTTATTCCTTTTTTGAAGTTTAGTGAATCCACCTCTTGTCTTTCTACCATAAGAGTGAGAACAATTAAGATCACCACCTTGCCATGTTTCAGTTCCATAATCTCTTAATCCAAAATATGGAGGTGAACTAACAACACAATCAATAGAGTTGTTTTCTAATGTTTTAATAACATCAATGCAATTACCTTGAATAAACTTATGCATTAGCTTTAGCTTTCCAGTACGCAACTTGACGTTTTAAATCATCAATCTGATTGCTTAATAATATTTCTTTACGTTCATCATCTAGATCAGGTGCTTTAACAATATAATCCTGGATAGGTCGTGCATAATCCCCTTTAGAGCCTTCACAATCCCCACACACATAACGCCTCTCAAATTTATAACCATAGAGAGGAACACCACAGTTCTTACACTTACCTTGCTTTACTAATGGATTAGTTTTTCCTACTGATATGTACTCAGTCATTAGTTGTCTCCAACTTTGTAATTTTTTGACACCAATCTTTAGGAATAGTAATAGCTCTACCGGTTTCACCGTCAGAACAGAAATCACCTGTAACAACTATTCTTTTATCATCCTCAGAGATGATCCACCCAACTGATACAACAGGCTCTGGTTGAGCTTTTTTTAATTTATTTAAACTATGCCAGCCTGTTTCACTGTCCATAGCATCGATCCAATCAACCTGAACAAGCCTATAATCTTCGATTTTAAATTTCTTTTTGCCCATTCATTTCCCTCATTTTGGCTACAAAATCGTTAGCTGTTACAGCAGCTCTGGTCTTATCTTCGATTTTTATTAAGGCATTTGGGCTAGGAAATCGGCTTCCATTACAGTACCTCAATGCCACTGTGGAATTTGAAAACCCTAGATGTTGTGCTAATTTCTCATAGGTCAGCTTATTTAGTGTCCTATAGTCTTCCAAAAACATAATGATTCTAAGCTATTGTAGTTTTTTAGTTACATCAATTAAACAATTGACAAACAAACAACGAACATTAAGATGTAGCCGTATTGGATACACAATAGACTATGACTATGACTGCCCCATTTGATGGAAATATGAGTGTCAAAATGACACTTAATAGATATAACATAAATCAAACAGAACTTTGCAAAAAGCTAAATTTTAGCAGAGAGGCTTTTAGTAAGGTTGTCAATGGCCATAGAAATCTGTCCGTTTCCAAAGCTAAACTAATTTCTGATCTATATGGATTTGACTGGAGAGAGTTTTATGAAACAGCTGCTGAGAGATATATTTCAGCCACAGGCTGTATTGATACTATTGAAGTAAGAAAAACTAAAGGTAATTACTTAGTAGAAACTCCTCGTGAATGGCAGGAAAACTCAGTTTTTTATGCTATTTGTACACCTGGTCGTGCTTATGATGAGTATGTTTATGTGTTTACTTCAACACCAATTCCATTTGATCCCAAGAAAATTTTAAGTAATACATCTCTGTTTACTCTTAAAAACGGAACACAATATATCGGATATGTTCTTGGTTATGTTGATACTGATGGAAAAGATGTAATGATTGGTAATTACCAGACTAGAACAGAGATAAGGATTCCAGTTAAAAAGCTAGAATCAATGCAAAAAAGCCGTGCTTTACTAACACCAAATCCCATAAAATTATAAAAATAAGTATAAAAATTAGACTCAATGATTCGTAGTAATCATTACTAGCAATATTTGTTAGTGAATTGTTTAGTAAATGTTCATAAAATAATTGTTCCAATAGTAGCCAAAATAAGTACAGTGGTGTATATACAAAGAACAAATTATGGTAATTAAAGAACAAAAAGAATTAGCAGAATTTAGAGACTTGGTAATGCAGCCTACCTTAGAGGCTCTTGTTAAGTTTGGATTAGACCACCACAGTCCGAGTCAACTAAATCTTCCTGATGGTTTTTGGGCTTATAAGTACCTTTGTTGCACTCAAGAAGAACGTAGAAAATTTCCATTCACATCAAAACCAAGATTAGGGGTTGCTATAGGTAATGCAATTGCATTGATGTATGCCCATATTGTTTGGACTAACAATTCTGAAAAGTATCAAAATAAACGAATCAATTTTCGTGATGCTCTCCGATTCGTTCAAGAGATGTTAAATGAATATAACCCAATAGAAAATAAATCAGATTTAGAACAACACGAATACCATAAAACAATTGCTAGTAAATTTGCAAACAATCTCCACAAAGCTATTAAAAGTTTAGCTCTAGTAGGGGAGGTTGAATCAGAAGCTAATCGTTATTTAAACTTAGGATCAGACCTGGATCTATTAATGAGAACAGATTTAGAAAATCCTACCTGCGTAGTTGAAATAAAAACATTACCACCAAGACGTGGAAAAATTAAAAAAGATGGCACTCGTGGATTTAGTACACAATCAGTTAGCCAACCTAAATTAGATGCAGCTCGTCAGACTGCATGTTATTGGGCAGCAACTAAGAAAAAACCATTCTTAGTTTATGTAAATGAAAAGGAATATAAAATTTTTGATCCTTCTAATTGTGACATGCTTACTGAAAGATCAATGAAGGATCACTTACAATATTACAAATCAAAAGCTCGTACTCGTGAACGGTTAATGATTCAAGCAGATGGAAGTCCTACAAAACTATTAGGTCTTGTGTCTAATGACTTCGAGTCATTTTATTGGGATATAGGGAAAGATTTAGTAATGAAAGCAAAACAACTTTTTAAAGAGGCCCAGTAATGACAAAAAAAGAAGATACAATTTGGAAAAAACTATCAGCAATAAACTGTAGTGATTTTGTAGAAACTAAAGGTAATTTAACCTATCTATCTTGGTCACATGCCTGGCAGCTTATAATGGAAAACTATCCTAAAGCTACCTATAGGTTTAAAGAATGGGAAGGATACGATGTTCTTTATTACAAGAATGGTACAGGATCAGTTGCATGTGAAGTAACAATAGATGGAGTAACTAGGGAAATGTGGTTGGCTATTATGGATCACAGAAACCAAGCTGTTGCAAATCCATCATCCACTCAAGTTAGTAATACCAAAATGAGATGTTTAACTAAGTGTTTAGCCATGTTTGGGTTAGGGCATTACATCTATGCTGGAGAAGATTTACCAAAAGATTCTGAGTCAGTTGTTTCAACTGATAATGATAAAGCAGAAAAGATATTTAAAGCTATCGGCTCTGCTTCACAGGTTGCCAAACTAAAGGCGGTATGGGGCAACGGTAATGGCAATTGGGTAAGTAAATTAGAGAAATCTAATCCTGATCTACATTACAAAATTTTTACCGCTTTTAAACTCAAAGAAAAAGAACTACTGGAAGGAGTAGATGTAAATGGCTAATGAAAAAGTGGCAACAATAAAGTTGTACCCAGCTGATGCTAGTAAATATAAACAGAATCCACCTAAGTACACAGGCCCTGCAACTGTAAATGGTGATACTAACTATAGGGCTTCTGCATGGATGCAAGAAGATAAAAAAGGTGTTTCTCATTTATCAGTATCAGTCCAAACCAAGATGGAAGCATCTGGTGGTTTAGCAAAGAACGATGAAATGGATGACAAGATTCCTTTTTAACTCCCCCTTGGGATGTCTAGCAATAGGCATCCCAAACCCGTTAGGCATTTATGAAAATTTTAGAAGAAGCAATAAAAGTATTTGAGGAAAGACATACGCAATATGGTGATTTTACAAAACGATTTAAGAAAACAGCAAGGATGTTTACAGGATATTTGGAGCAGACAATTCCTGGATCTAAAGTTTGTAAAATTATTATCTTGGAAAAACTTAGCAGATCAGATGTCACTTATCACAAAGACAACTGGTTGGATATTATCAACTACGCAGCTATGGGAGATATACTCCAACGGTTGGAAGAAAAAGAGAAACAAGAGAAAGTGAAACCTATTAAATGACAAAAAATGAATCAAAAGTTTTAAAATTTATAAAAAAATTTATTGAAGAAAATGATTATAGCCCAAGCTATGCAGAAATAGCAGATCACATGCAATGGAAATCTAGAAGTCAAAGCAAGGCGGTCATTGATAGTCTTGTTCAATACAATAGGGTTAAATTAATACCAGCAAAGAAAAGGTCTTTGGAGTTAGTGTAATGGATAATCATTATCCTGAACAATATGCAACACAACACAATAGAAGACCATGTGTACGAGTGCCAATATATCACGATAATCAAAAGGTTTACTTAGAAGTACAATACTGCCCAGAAACTTTAAATATAAATGTAGTGAAGCTGCATCCTCAGATGAAAGATGGCACAGTACATTACTCAATGTTGGTTGAAGTAGGGTATGACATTACAGCTCAGTTGCAATCCTATTCAGATATTGCTGAGGGCTTACAACAAATGAGTAAGCGTTCACTTAGAAAATCAGACGGCTCTCCAATAACTGTTAGAGGAGCTGTCTTAGATAAATTATTAAAAGATCCAAACCTGGAGGCATTATGAAAAGAATTATAAGTTATATTTATTTTCTATTAACATTTAAAAAGAAAGCATTGTGTTTACTTTGTCTCCAACCTTTTTCTATGTCTAAGTGTGGTGATTTTGGTGTAAATAATTATTACAGACCTAATAAAAAGTTTTGTAATCCAAATTGTAGTAGTAAATATTGGTATAAAAATAATGGATGAGTTAATTACTCGATGGAGATTTTTTAGGTTTTTAAAGAAATTATTTAGAGGTGTTTAATGAGAGATCTTGCAAAAGAATTGGAATTTATCGAGGACATGGAAAAGTTTAAAGCCCAAATGAACCCCAGGTGTATTGTTTGTGGTGATCTCATTCAAATAGTTCACAAGGTACAAATGAAAAAGAAGTATTGTGGATACCCATGCCAACAAAAAGCAGCAAGAGAGAGGAAGAAAAATGTCAAAGCAGAATTGTTACAAAGCGTTTAATTATACAGCTGAAGAATTAAAGGATGTTAATGCAGGACTAAAGCAATTAACTAAAATTATGACAGATGAAATCAATGACATTTATCCTGGAACTAGAAAATTACTCCTTCCTATAAGAGAAAAGGATATTGTAAGAAAACTTATAAAAGACAAGATTTTAGAGCTTTTAAAGGAAAAAAGGCTTTCAAATTTGCACGAGGATGAACGAATCCAGAGTAAGTAAGGGTACAGCACCCCCTAAAATTAGAGTGCTGCGGAGATTCCACAGATAATAATTATTGTTCCCCAAACTAATATAAATTTAATAAGATCTTGTTCGTTCATTATGCTACTAGCTCCAATTTAGGTGATGAAGATAATTTATTAACTAAAGTATTATGTTCCATAGCACTCTCTAATAAATGACCATAAACTCTTGAAGTAAAATCAAAGCTACCATGACCAAGAAACACAGGGATTTGCAATACAGAAATATTACCTTTTTTATTCTCATCTATTAAGATGGAAGCATAGTAATGTCTAAATGAGTGTAAGGCCCCAGTAAATTTAACGCCTGCTAACTTCTTATAATACTCCAATTTCTGCCATACAAAGCCATGAGCATAAGGATTACCATGTTCAGTTTCAAAGATTAAATTTAAACCAGCATCAGGATCATTCTTCCAATTAACCAGTGCAGCTCTTGTAGAAGCAAGCAATGGAATACTACGAATAGCATTCTCATTCTTTAATTTACTCGTTAATCTGTTCTTCTGGTCTGCCTGTTGTCCAACGTGGATCCAGTTGTTTTCAAAATCTATTGCATTCCAAGCTAATCCTCTTAACTCTGATGCTCTAAGACCAGTGGTTGCTAATATAGTAAAAAAGGTTTTCCATTGAATATCCATAACCTGCAATAAAGATTTAACTTCAGTAGGAGTGGGTATCTTAATTTCACTATCTTTTTTTACAGCAGCATCTCTATTCATACCCTGGTTTTTAAACTTATATTCAGATATTGGATTAAAAGATAACCAACCTCTTTCAACAGCTTTAACCATCACATACTTTAAAGCCTTCATAGATTTCTTAACAGCATCTCTACTGTATTTAGTTAAAAGCTCTTTTTGGAGTTCTTTAGCATCTACCATTAAAAAAGCCTTCATTTTATGGTTAGTAAAAGACGACTCTTCAATACGTTTTAAAAGGTTTCTATATTGTCTTGCTGAACAATCATCTCTTTCACCTTCCTGGACTAATACTTCAAAGTCCTGGTGGAAAGCAACTATACCTTCTTTAATAGTATGCTCATCATATACAGCTGCTAGATTATCAGCCTCAATTGCATCGTTAAGTTCACGAGCATAATTCTCAGCAAATTTCTTAGCCAACCTTCTACCCATCTTGCCAATGTTCCAAGTCTTAGATCCTTTAGGGCCTTGAACTCTGAAACAGTTTTTAGATTTTACTTCTTGAACGCTTATCATTTTATTCTCCTTATTTGATTCCAAAGTAGCTTAAATGCTACATCTATATAGATAGTGACAGAATGGATATAAGTCAAGAACGGAACGTGGAACGGAACGTCTGATAAATTTTTATGGATTATTTTTGTTGGTTTTTAGGGATTTTTATTAGGTGGGTTGTAATGTGTCAGAATTGATATAAGGTAGGTTTTCTGCGGAAAATAGGTGTCACTATTAAAATAATTTTAAAGTTCGAGTCCCTCTATCCGCACCAGTTTTCTGGGAAAAATTGGCATTTGGAACGTCATTTGGAACGTATATAGGAATATATTTTTTTAAAATTATGCCACAACGGATGTTTCTTTTTCCTTATCCCAATGCTTTTGTAGGCAATCCGTTTTGGGATTTGCAGTGTGGCAGAAAAACTTTTTATAAATTACGTCATGCTCCTGGACTACAAAGGGAGTTCCGAAAGCATATAAATCCTTGTCACATATATCACATTTGCCAATTAATCGGTTCTTAGGTTTCTTCATAATAGCAGTAAAAAAATTAGTATAATAATGGCTTTATCTATTTTTTCTGGTGGAGGGTTAAAGTTCCAGCTCATTAGTTTCCAGTAGGGTTTTCTGTTAGTATTTTAACTATCCTCTTTCTCCCCATGTCCATCTCGACTTCAGCCTCTACCTGTACGCACTGCATAAAAATACCCTCTTGATCTTCTCCTATATTCTGCATAGCTACACGTTTGGTTTTCAAACAATCAGCCATTCCCTCAGTCGGCACTGTCTCAATTATGGAACCGTTGGTTATAAGCAATACTGCAAACAGTGTCTCAATCATGTGATATTCCGTTCTGTCTTATCTTATCTATTAGCATTTCAACATCTATCAGACGTTCTTCTATAAATTGTATTTGCATATTTAATTTTGAAATTTCAGGAATCTCTGCATTAACGTGTGTACGAAGTTCTTCTTGTGTTTTTGACAGCCATTCCACGAGCATGTAAAGCTCATTTACTTGAGGTGATACCATTGTACAGCCACCGCAGCCAAAATGGCTAAAAGGTTTTTGGCAGGCATACTGATATTTGTTGCTTCTGATAATTTCATACTTCATCCAATGCTATTGTTTTACCCTGGCAAAAAAATTCAAACCCATTTAATTGCTTGTCATTAAGATTTCTAAAATCTTCTAGTATGCTATCGACTAAAAAAACCTTATTTTGAAAAATGTATTCATGGCATTGCTCTTTATCTAAGAAAGTTTGATGTTGCCAATATTGGATAGTTGGTTCAGCAGTTCCTGCAAACACAAGCATTACAGCAATGCTCCAGGTCATTTTTTACCAAAGAACTTAGTAGCACCTTTAATGCCAAATGACGCACTTACGATTACACCTAAAGTATATTTATACCAGTCAGGTGTCATTGCTAAAGCTGCAAAACCTCGTTCAACATACTCAACAGTGAATGGTAAAAAACAAAGCAACAAGGGGATGCTGAACAGAATGGTTAAATATTCATCCTTCCATGAATCTTTACTACCTTTGATAGCTTCTAAATCCCAGTCCACCTCACCTTTAATTTGTTGTTTAACAATTTCAGTTTCAGCTTCTATCTTGACTAATTTCTGTTTAGCTTTTGCTTTTTTGGTTTCCATATATCCACCAATAGCATCACTAGCCACCCCTAAGAGGGGTTTAATTAACATTTGTAACATTATTTTCCTCGTAATCTCCTTGTGTGTTTATTCTTTGGTCGGCTTCTTATACTGTTGCCAATTGATGTACGTTTCTTTGGCCCTGGTTCATGGGCCTGATATGATTTAGCTTTCCTCATCGATAGCTTCTTTAAATCCTTTACTTAAACTTTTATGAAATTCATCCAATGCGTTTGGATGCGTGCAATCTATACACTGACAAACAGCACACTTAGATCCGTTACTACAATGGCACTCATGGTTGCAGTTAATGCAATACATTTAGTATTTCCAAATAGTTTTCTGAGTTCTACGATCCAAATGCAAAAATGATGGTGTGTTTACACCTATACCGCCCCAGCCCATGTTGAGTGCGTGTGTTAATAAGTTAATTGCATCTTCACCATTAACGGCAACATCGATGGCTGCCTTCGAGTGATAACCTGGACTGGGTTTCTTTTTCTCGATAGGATGCTCAGGACATCTATAGCCTGATGTAATTCTCATTGACTTACCGTAAGCACTCCTCAACTCTTGTAGAGCTATTAAGAAACTTTCATCTAAATTCATACTACCGCAATGTTGGCACGCTAGTTCTTTGTATGAAAAATTAGGCCATTGATTTTGGCCTGCTTCAAAAGCTGACTGATCCGTTATCATCTATGTATATTATCTCCACTTGTACTGGCAGTTGCCGTTGAGCTTCTGTCAGGGTTCTGTTTATTCTTGGGTTGTGTGTTGGTTTGTGATTAATTCTTTGACTTGCATATTTCACATCAAAGTATTTGTGTTCACCTGTTGTTTTATCAATTGCAACAATATCTATAGGCCCCAAACTGCCTGCTGCTGTAAAACACAGGATGTTAGGATCCTTAGCTAAATATGCTAAAGCTGTTAGCTCCGCATAAAGCCCACGGTTGTTTCTTAATGCCAAAATGTTTTATAAAAATGATCGGTATAATAATGTTATGAGACCAGCAAATATGACAGAGCTGATGCTCCAAATATATTTGTTAGTTTTCTTTAATTCGATATCCAAATGATAAATATGATTATCACGCAGGTTAGTTAGTTTCTCATCCAACAGCTCTAGCTTACCCTCTATACGGATAATAGCTTCTCTGTTTTCTTGTTCCATTAGTCAGCAGCTTCTATTGTGTTACCTGCATCTACCCATGCAAGAACATCTTGATAGTCTGAGTTTGCATTGTCTTTAGGAACAAAATGAACTGTGTCATCTGTATCTGTAACTTTTAATTGATTAGTTTCTGTTGTTCCATCTTCAGGCATAACCATTTTTTTTACACTTTTAATATTCATAATTATA